GAGCGAGAATCTACGAAAATCCAGAATTGCTGGAGGTTGAAAAATGAAACCAGAACAAATTGACAATGTAAACAAACCTAGCCATTATAAAGGTAAGTTCGGACTTGAAGCCATTGAAGTTGTTAAGAACTTTGTTTTTGGACTAGAAGGAGTCGAAGGTTTCTATTGGGGCAACACAATTAAATACTTACTACGTTTTCAAAAGAAAAACGGTCTTGAAGATTTGAAGAAAGCACGCAAGAACCTTGATTGGTTGATTGAAGAAATGGAGCATGAAGAATGAAACCTAAAAAATATCCGTATTTAGGAATTAATGAAAAGAAACCAACTAAAGAAGAAAAGCTAGAACTTGTAGTATTCCCTAATATTTCATTAAGAAAAGACTGGCTCAAACACATTTTTTCAGTTGTCAAACAACATGACAATACTACAATCATTTATTTCAGAATTCCAAAAGTTTTTGGGTTGGACTATGAAGAACAAAGAGCTAAAGTAAATCTAAGTTATGAAGAAACAGTGAAGATAATCAATGGGGCTTGAACATGGATAGACTTGAATATGAATATGCACTTTATAAAGGTGATACCTTTATCACTTGTGGCACGCTAAAAGAAATCAGCGTAGAGACTGGGATTGCTATTGTTACACTAACCTCTTATGCTTCACCATCGTATAAAAAGAAAAATCCAAATGGTAAGCAACTAATAAAAGTGGATTTTGAGAAATTAAGTGACCAACAATGCGAGCGATTTGCGTTCATGTTGAAGCAAAAAAGAATAGATAGTAAACTTTCCAGAAGTGAACTAGCTAATAAGTTAGGTTACTCTTACGCAGAAATAATGAAATGGGAAAAGAAAATCAAAAAACCTAATCTTTATATAGTTGAAGATGTAGCGACATTTTTCAAAATTCCTCTAAATGTTTTGATTGGAGAGAAATAAAAAAGCCGAGGCATTCACTCTACCTCGACAACGTTTTCAATACTATTATTATATCATAAAGGAGATAGAGAGTGAAGGCTAGAGAGCTTTTAAGCGAACTACAAGACCTCGACCTAGACATTCAAAGTCGAATAAACGAAATCAACGAGCTTGAGGCTGGTCTGTTCTCAAGTCCGAAATGGTCAGAGGTCAAGGTTAAAGGGGGGCAACCCAGGAAAATCGACGATGTGTATGCTCAATTGATAACTATGAAGGATGCGATCGAGCAAGACACAAATGCCATAATCAATCGCAAGATGGAACTCGGGCGTATGATCAATAAACTGAGCAATCCAAAGCACAGAACAATTCTACGAATGACCTACATCAACAAAATGTACGTAGACGATATCTGTGACAGTCTTGGTGGGATCAGTTCGCCTACTTACTATCGATTAAAAAAACAAGCAATAAAAGAACTTGACAGTATTCTTAGCAAATTGATAGTAAATGATAGTGATTGTACAGGCATGAAGTTTTAAAACTGATAAAATGGTAGTATCAAATGCTACGGCAGATGATACTCCTTTATGAAAATCTGAGGGCTTTGCCCTCGCATGGCGGTGACAGGTAAATTGTTTTATCTCCAAACTCAAACAAAAAGCTTCCATTCGGTTCGATTCCGAACACCGCCTTTTAAGCAATTGTTTACCTGAAAAGGGTAGTGAGTTTTTTAAAACAAACTGAACAGATTGTTTATTAACTTATAAATGGTTGCGGAGCGACTGGACCTTGCATGATTGCATAGCTACTTATATCCTAGGTAAGTTATAAGCTAGGCGGTTTGATTCCGCTAGAGGTTTTAAAGGCTACAAAAAATAAAAAACAAATGTAGTATCTAAAATAGCAAGATTGTAGCCCCTTGCATTTTGAGGGAATATAGCTCAGTTGGTAGAGCGCCTAGTTGAAGCCTAGGAGGTCACTGGTTCAAATCCAGTTGTTCCCATTGTATCTCTGTGAGTAGCTATCACAATAGGGGTACAGGGCGGTAATTAGATTTAGGCTGATTAACCTGTAGGAAAGAGATAAAGTAGCGCTATATAAGGCTCTTGTGGGGGAGGCACCCACTTACCGCATACAGTCACTCATTGAGTGGCTTTTTATTTTGTCGAAAGGAGGTAGTCCAGTGAGTGGATAAATTAACCCCAAAACAAGAGCTATTTGTCCAAGGGATAATTTCAGGACTATCCCAAAGGCAAGCATATAGGCAGGCTTTCCCAACTTCTAAAAAGTGGAAAGATAGCACGGTCGACGTTAAAGCAAGCGAACTTCTTCAAAATGGTAAGGTTTTGGTAAGGTATCGTGAGCTTTTAAAACAGTTCTCTAATATGTCTTTATGGTCTAGAGAGCAGGCTTTTAACGAGTATGAATGGCTCAAAAATAAGGCTAGGGCAAGTATCGAGAATGACGGCATCAGACAAGCTAATTCAAATGCCTTTCTTTCGGCTTTGGACGGTATGAATAATATGACCTTCCATGACTTAGAGTTAATCGATGAAAAACTGAAACTAGAAATCGAAAAACTCAAAACTCAAATCGGCGAGGATAATGAACAAAATGACAAACTTGTTGAGTTTGCTAAGGCTTTGAGAGGTGCTTTTAATGACAAGTAAATTCACCCCCAAACAGGAGCAAGTTCTTAAGCGGGTTTTGAATGATGATTTTTTTATTTGTGGTCTGCATGGTGCAAAGCGTTCGGGTAAAACCGTTTTAAATAATATGATTTTCATGAATGAGATTGCACGAGTGAGAGAGATAGCTGATAGATTAAATATTGATGAGCCAATGTATATCTTGGCTGGGACATCTTCGACATCGATACAAAATAATATCATTCAGGAACTGTATAACATGTTTGATATTGAACCTAAATACGATAAGCATGGGGCATTTATCCTTTGTGGAGTCAAGGTTATTCAAGTTTATACTGGTTCGATTTCAGGACTAAAACGTGCTCGTGGTTTCACTGCTTTTGGAGCTTACATAAACGAGGCATCACTTGCTAATGAGCAAGTGTTTAAAGAAATCATCTCACGTTGCTCAGGAGAAGGTGCACGGATTGTTTGGGATAGTAACCCAGATATACCGACACATTGGCTCAGACGAGATTATATCAACTCTGGCGACGATATGATTATAGACTTTCATTTTAAACTAGATGATAATACATTCATGTCTGATAGATATCGAGAGAATATCAAAAATGCTACACCAGAGGGTGTTTTCTACGACCGAGATATTCTAGGTTTGTGGGTAACTGGCGAGGGTGTAGTCTATCGTGATTTTAGCGAGAAAATGTTCGTGAATGAAGTTCCAGAAGACATCATGAAAATCAACGCTGGTGTTGACTGGGGTTATGAGCACTACGGTTCTATCGTGGTTATCGGAGAAACATCGGACGGTTCGGTTTATCTCTTAGAGGAACACGCACACCAACATCAAGAGATTGATTTTTGGGTGGGCATTGCTAAAGATATAAAAGCCCGCTATGGAAATATCACGTTTTGGGCGGATAGCGCACGACCTGAACACGTAGCAAGGTTTCAAAGAGAACAAATCAAAACCTTTAACGCAAATAAAGCGGTCTTATCTGGCATTGAAGAAGTCGCTAAGCTCATGAAAGCTGGGCGCTTTTTTGTTGTATCAGATAAAGTCAGCAAGTTCAAGGATGAAGTCTATCAGTATATCTGGAACGAAAAGACAGGCGAACCAATCAAAGAGAACGACGACGTATTGGATGCGTTACGCTATGCAATTTACTCAAAACAAACACAACCAAAGGCAACCGTTAAGAGAAAATCTCTTTATGGTTTGTAGAAAGGGAGAACATGTATAAATACTTAACCTATCCACGGGATGGATATGATGAAACAAATCTAAATGCTGAATTGATTTATAAGCTGATCCGCAAGCATGCAAATGAGCGAGATGAATTAAGCAAATTAAAGCGTTATTACATCGGAGAACATTCTATTCTCAAACATGAAAGGCGCAATCCTAACGCTCCAAACTTTAAAACAGTAGCCAATCATGCGAAGGATATTGCAGACACGGCCACGGGTTACTTCCTTGGCAGTCCAATTGTCTACAATAACACGGGAGAGGGCGACCTTGAACCGCTTTTAATTGCATTTGATAACGCAGAAATTGACCAAGTAGACACTCAGAACGCTCTGAACATGGCTATCTATGGTCGTGCTTATGAATACATCTATGTCAAGGAAGGTCTGAACGAGCTTGACTCAGCTAGTCTTGATGTTGAGAATACGTTTATAGTCTATGATGATAGTATTGAACGCAGACCGTTGTTTGCAGTTTACTACTACGAGGTAAAGGACGATTCAAAGGACACGAAGACATACCAGGCAGAGGTTTTTACACAGAACTTGCATTATCACATTGTTTTGCGTGACTCATCAGGGTCGTATGTAAAGAAACTTGATGTTGAACCACACCACCTTGGTCAAATCCCAATCATTGAGTATAAGAATAATAATTTTGCGATTGGCGATTATGAACAACAAATCAGCTTAATTGATGCTTATAATTCGTTAATGGGTAACCGTGTAAATGACAAAGAGCAAGCGATTGAGTCTATTCTTGTCTTGTATGGCGCTCAGTTGGGCGACACTCCTGAAGAAACCCACAAAGCTATGACTATCCTCAATGAAGAAGGTCTTTTAGAGCTTCCAATGGATTCCAAGGCTGACTTCTTAAAAAACTTGCTGGATGAGGGGGCTACTGAAATCCTACGTAAAGCCTTGAAGGAGGATATTTACACGTTTAGCCATGTGCCAAATCTAACGGACGAGAACTTTGCAGGTAACAGTTCAGGGGTAAAATAGTTGCCCTCCTCAAAGGTAACTTTGAGGTAATAAATCGGGTTAAAATTGGAAGGCGTAAAACAGTAATATCCTAGATATTTATATTCTTTTATGATATAATAAGAGTATAAGCATCTAGGAGAAAACAAATGATAAAAGATAAAATGCACAAACATCTAAACCAAGTTTATTACTCCATGTTAGCAAGATGTTATGATGAAAAACATTGGGCTTATAAATGGTATGGTAAACGCGGGATAGGTGTTTCTGATGAATTTAGTGATGTAGCTAAATTCAGAAGTTGGGCAATGCAAAACGGAGTAGAATTCGGTTTGCAATTAGATAGGATAGATAATGACAAAGACTACTCACCAAGTAATTGTAGGTGGGTTCCTGAACATACAAATAAACGTAATCGTTCTGATAACGTTAAGTATAAGGGATATATCTTGAGAGACTATCTGAAAAAATTATCTGAAGAAAACAACATTTCTTTTTCAACTCTTGTCTACAGATATTATCGTTCAATAAAACGAGATGATTTAGTTGTTGACGATGATACAATTGATGATATTTTATTGAATTATAAAAAATACGATTTGAGACAATTCTCAAAAGGCGTAGACATGTCTGGCAAGACAATTGTTAGAGATGAAAAAGGAAGGATTGTAACATATTACTGAAGCTAATCAATTACCACTGCTGGTAGAAATATCAGTAAGGTTTAACGACTAGATAGAGTAAGCTAAGTAAGAAACGGTACATAGTATCGTTTTTTTATATGCAGAAATATCCACGAAATCCGACACCCTGAAAGGGGTGAAGAGATAGTCTGAACTTACGGGAAACCGTAAGAAGTAGAGGATAAAGAGCCTCTACGGTAACAACATTGAGCTATGGAGTACAAGCTACTCGGACTTGAAATGATTACTAAAGTCAAAGAGTCTAACTACAAACGTGGGCTTAGACAGCGTATCGGTATCTTTGCTAAGTACATGGGACTGCAACAAATTGCACTTGATGCAAATTCGATAGTACCTCAGTTTAGCCGTGGCTTACCTAAGAACTTACTTGAATTGTCACAAGTTATTAATAACCTTGACGGTAAGGTTTCACTTCGTCAGCTTATTTCTCTCTTGCCATTCGTTGAAGATCCTGACGCAGAGTTGGAAGAACTCGAAGAAGAGAAAGATAAGAATATGGAACGTGTGCCATTCTTTAACCAGACTAACACGAAACCAGAGGAAGAGGTAGCAGATGAAGAACGAGGAGTATTGGGCGAAGAGGAAGGCTAATCTTATCTATGAACAAATGGATAAGGCAGAAAAGCAAGCGGATAAGTTTGACAAGGTCTACGAAGAAGCCAAGGCTTACCTTGATAAAGAAATAAACAAAATCTTTGATAAGTTCCAGCGTGATTATGGTTTAAGCGAGAATGTTGCTCGTCAGGTCTTAAAGACTATGAAGAATAAAAAAGACCTAGCTGAATTACGCAGAATGCTTGAAGCTAGACCCAATGATCCAAACATACAACGATTGCTGGCTGATTTAGACAGTCCAGCTTACGCTTATCGTATGAAGCGTCTAGAGCGTTTGAGCGACGATTTAAACCTTATGCGTAGCTCTATCTATCTTTCTGAAAAACAAGGCTCAGATGACTTCTACAGCGATTTGATGAAGGACAGCTACTACAAGGCTACTTTTGACTTGCAACAGCAGACAGGACTGGCTTATCACTTCTCTGGGTTGCCTGAAACAGAAATCAAGCGTTTAAAGGCTCTTAAATGGTCAGGAGAGGCCTATTCGGACAGGATATGGTCAAACACAGGGGCGCTTGCTTCAAGCGTGAAAGACGAGCTTTTAGTAAGTCTTATGACTGGTCGGAGCGTGAGAGCTACTGCGCAAGCAATTTCTGAACGCTTTGAGGTCGGTAAGGGTAAATCAAGGCGCTTGGTTCGGACAGAGTCAGCGTTCTTTCATAACCAGATGGAACTGCTCAGCTATGAAGATGCTGAAATCACAAAGTATAAATTCGTAGCTGTCCTGGATAAACGAACATCGCATATTTGTCAGGAGCATGACAATAAGGTCTACGAGACAAAAGATGCCGTACCTGGTGTGAATTATCCACCACTACATCCTTGGTGTAGGTCTACGACTATCGCACACGACGAGGATATCGACTACAGCAAGTTAGAGCGTAGGGCTAGAAATCCAGAGACAGGTAAGACCGAGCTAGTACCTGCTGATATGAGTTATAAAGAGTGGTATAGCAAGTATGTGGATGAAAAAGGTAAGTCTGTAAGACGTAAAGCGTTTGATAAAACTATTAAAAATGGTATAATAGATTCAGAAGTAGATAGCTGGACGAAATGTCTTGTAAGGCTATCTGATAAGAAAATCGTTGATACAGAAATATCACAATATATCCCTCAAAAACATGAACTGAAAGACTGGAATTTTGATTTTTATTCAGATTATAAATCTGGAGATACAGTAAAAGCGTTAAAGGTGGTAGGTAGCAATGAAATCGAAGCTTTGATTTCGTATCACAGAGACCCATCTGTTTTGGCTGTTTATATTTCTCACATTGAGAGAAAGCCAGGTAGAAAAATGTATGAGGGCATTACTGCACATATGTTTGCTGAGGCGGTTGCTGAGAGCTTCGATGCGGGGTATGATGGTGTTGTTTTCTTTGATACAAAAAACGAAAAACTCAATAAACATTATGCTAGGACTCTAGGGGCTGTAAATATCAGTAAATTCCGAATGGCAATTTTTGAAAAGGAGGCTAAAAAGTTACATGACTACTACAATTTCAAACGTAATAAAAAATAAGTCGTTGATGGAACTTGATGGTCTAGTTGGTTTGCCAAACGGGGACAAGCCTGAGCCTTTAGAATATAATCTTGGAAAAATCAACAAGTATTTAAATGAAACAGGTAAAGAGTTCAAGGAATTAACTGAACTTGAGTTGAAACGATTTAAAATCTAAGCACCTAGAGAAATCTAAGTGCTTTTTTTATGCTCAGAAAGGAGTGAAACATGTTTATTTGGGAATGGGTGTTGATTGCCCTGGGGTGGTTGATATTTCTACCACTGGTGTCTTTTATCTTTTTGTTTATGAAGAATTTAAACAAAGAGCTTAAGAAAAGAAAGTAGGAGATCCGACATCTTGACTTGCAGGAATAGACTGCTATAAATCACTGTAAATTGCTATAAACCGTATCAGAATTGATGCGGTTTTTGTATTTAAGAAAAGGAGAAACTGTGAAAGTCAAAGAACTTGCTGAACTTGTAGGAGAAGGAACATACTTCAATGTAACCAGTGGCGAAAAATGGCTAGAGGGTGAGCATTCAGTAGATTTTTTGAATTGTGAACTAGAAATAAAAAATATTTCCGTTTCTGCTTGTTCAACTATGATTATCGAAACATAACCGTATATAACCTATGCGGTTTTTATATTGTCCGAGCATTGATGACAAAAAAAGCCATGGATTTATATAGTCGGGGACGACTTTAAAAATAGG